CTCACCTTGAGGAGTCCATGGCTGAGTGGATCTTTGGCCCCGTTGAGGAGCGAGAGGTTCATGTTATTCTCCCTGTTCTGTCCAACATGGGTGGCGGTATCCGCAACCTGATTAAGCTGGGACAGGAATGGGAATTCAAGTTCACTGTTGTTCATCCGGATGGCGCTCCGATGGACAAGGCTATCTCTGCTCTGCCTGACTTTGTTCGGGTGGAGAATGAGCGTGGAGCCCTTGAAGAGGGCCTGGAGATCCTTACACAGGCTCACAAGGATGGGCACGAGACTGCTTTCATTCACGCGTATAACCCTGAGAACACTTATGAGCAGGGGAACGAGGCTCTGTCCGATTTCGAGATTATCGGTGACGCCAAGAATTACCAGTGGCTTTCCACCCTTAACCTCTGTGAGGGCCTTATTGATTCCTTCCAGGGATACAAGTCTACGGATGAGATCCTGAAGGAAGAGCGTCTTAAGAAGGAGTTTGAGGAGAAGCAGGCTGCGGAAGAGCCCTCTTCCCCCAAGGCTGCGGCTAAGAAGGTCACAGCTCCCCGTAAGACGGCTGCAAAGAAGGTTGAGCCCAAGGAGACCAAGGCTCTTGAGACAGAGGCGGAGAAGCCCCTTCAGGACGTTCCTGAGCACAATGGGCCGAACCCTCACCGTGCTCCCCTTCCCGGTAATCCTATCCATGACAATGCTCCCACTCGTGAGGACGTTGTGGCATCTGGGATGAAGGACCCTGCACAGCCTTTGTACGAGGGACCTGAGCCCACAGAGGCGGACGAGATCAACCGTATTGTTTTTCTGAACAAGGAAGCGGAAGCGCGTAAGGTTGAGCTGTCTGCTACGGTGGACGTGACTCCTAAGCCTGACATTCAGGAAGATATCCGTGAGGCTCACGCTAAGGTGACTAAGGGACAGGACCCTGATCAGCACCCTTGGAGTGGAGTGGAGAAGGGTTTCCCGAATGACAAGATTCATGTCATTCAGGTTTCCAAGCACGATCTTGCACAGCTCAGCACGGATATCAAGGAACTGACTGCGGCATTCGGCAACATCATGGACACGTTCACTCGAATTCTTAAGGATGGTTAATGACGAAGCTAGTACCGTGTAAGAAGACAACAGATTGCTATTACCAGGATGGCCACCCAGGGAGCTGTGATTACCCTAAGTGGCCTTCTAAGCAAGAACTAGATAACCTAAAGCAGCAGGAAAAACCTAAGCAGATTGGTGGAGATCACTATGAAACTATGGCTATCCAGCCGTGGGAAGTGATCCGGAGGGGAGACCTTGACTTCTGGGAAGGGAACGTGATTAAGTACGTCATGCGTTACCGAGCCAAGAATGGTCTTGAGGATCTTGAGAAGGCTCGGCATTACCTTGACTACTTGATCGATAGGGAGAAAAAGAATGGCGTCGTCTGATTTTGTTCACGAAATAATTATGGACGAGTGGCCTGAATGGCCTGGTAATCAGTTGTATGGTTCCCAGGAACTTGCAGAGTATTTCGGCATTGACGATTTTCAGCACACTTTCTACGATAAGTATTTCGCTGAGTTTCCCGATGCCGAAGAGCCTGGAGAATTCAAGTGGGAGTTCATCAGTCGTGGACTTTACCATCTGTATGAGGATGGTAATCCTACAGGTGTCGCCCTGCGGTTCAGGTTCGTGCATAAGGTTGGGACCAAGATTTGACAGACCAGAATATCTGGGATGACCTGTGGGGATCTCCAAAGAAAGAGGAGGTCCCCATTAAGTCTTCCTATAACTCAGTTGAATTAGCTAAGTATTTCCAGGACAAATTCATTGGTGCCGAGTGGCACGCGGGATTTGGTATGGTCAACATCAAGGCTCTAGCTGCACAGTTTGCCAAGTGGAAGACTCGGACAGACTCTGCTACAGTCAGAGCCATGATTGATCTCTACATGTCGGATGCATCTGTCAGAGGGAAAAACCCTGGCTGGACAGACTTCCTTGGACAAGCGGAGGCGATCAATGCTAAGCTGACAGCCAAGCCTGTCAAGGACAAGTGGGACCTGATTGAAGAGGAGTGGGAACGAGAGCATGGTAGTAACTCCTAAGCTTTCTGATGAGTTTTATGCACAGCGTTGGGAACAGGGTAATATCCCGATTAAGTTCCGTGGCATTAGGCTCAATCAATACAGTCACCCGCATCAGTCGGGAGTGGTAGCAAAGAAGGCTGCCACGGAATTTGTCGAGAATTTTGAGGATCACTATGTTTCACAAAAGCGTGCAGCGGCGGGCATCTTTCCGGACGATAGGAACAACATCGGTCGTGGCCTACTGCTTGCTGGTAGGAATGGCACTCGCAAGTCTACTCTTGCCAATGCTATTCTGACGGAAGTCCAGTACCGTAGTCCTTCGTATCGAGTCTTTTATATTCGGTTCTCCGATTGGAAGAAGGCACTTACTGATACCTTCACTAAGGAAGACACGGAGGAAAAGGCTAAGGGTCGTAAGATTCTTAAGCTAGTAGAGCTGTCTCACCTGGTAGTTCTTGACGACATTGGGCAGGAACACCGCACGTCATCTGGATTCACGGAGTCTTCCCTTCACGAGCTACTTCGTGTAAGGTACGAGGCAGCGCGGCCTACAATCGTGACAACAAACGTTAGCCTGTCTGAGATTGCTGATGTCTATGGCACTTCTTTTGACAGTTTTAGACATGATGCTTTCGACCCTTACGTAATTGTGGGTCCTGATACCAGAAAGACTGAGAACTAGATGAGCGAATCTCGTAACATATTCGACCTGCTTGGGAAGATTGAGTGGGAGGGCGGCATTACCGGAGTTCTTGACTACGGTATGCGAGACATTGATGATTATGATGTTCCTGATTCTCTGAAGGACTTGTGGGCCGATATGGTCGCTGTCTGGGCAGAGTTTGAGGGTTGTATGGAAGACGTGGAGGCGGAACTCCACCGAGTTGAGAACCGTTACAGCGAGGAGAAGGGCTTTTAATTATGGACATCTACAAGGAGATTGTTGGTCTTATCAGTGTTCTGACTGACCACGGAATTATGCTTCCTGAGCATCCGCTTGACGGACGTAACCTTGAGGAGTCCTTGCACGACTTCCTTGACAGGTTCTTTGATGAGGCGTACGCTGAGGGTGAGAAGTCGGAGGAGGAATACCACTACGACCGTGGTTATGACTCGGGCTATGACAATGGTCGCGAGGCTGGATATGAAGAGGGTTACGAGGATGCTGTAAGCGCTGTTCGTAGCGCACTGGATCTGTAGTTTCAATAGGGTCAGGGGTAACGCTCTGGGGCCATAAGGCGAGAGAGATAAGTCCCCTGGTCCGGTTGGAATTATTGATTAAGGAGGAGAAATGCGAAAGGTTATTCTGACCACGGGACTTCCCGCGTCAGGTAAGAGCACGTGGGCAAAGGCTCACCAGATGAACGACCCTGAGCAGATTGTTTTGGTTTCTCGGGATGACATTCGCAAGATGATTGGCTGCTTCCCTATCGGGAGCAAGGATCAGGAAAACCTGGTCTCCAAGATTCAGGATGATGTCATTGTCCGTGCCATTAAGGAGGGCAAGGATGTCATTGTTCACGACACCAATTTGAATTCCAAGTCTCCTACTCGAATTAAGAAGCTGTTCGATGGGGATGTTGAGTTCCTGATTGCTGACTTCACTGATGTTCCAGTGGATCTGTGCATTCAGCGTGACTCTCTTCGTGAGAATCCCGTTGGTCCAGCGGTCATCAAGAACATGGCACGTCAGCTTCAGAAGCCTTGGAGGCTCACCCCTGAGTTCATGAACGATGTGCAGCTTTCGGAGCCTCTGGAGTACGATCCTGAGCTTCCTTACGCCATCGTGATTGACACGGACGGTACGACTGCACACCACATCCGTTCTCCGTATGACTACGCTAAGTGCGACACCGATATCCCGGATAGGAATATGGCTCAGTTGCTTGGTACTCTGGATTCAGAGTATGTAATCATCGGTATGTCCGGTCGTCCTGACACGTGGAGAGAGAAGACGGAAGGTTGGTACCACAACTGGGGTATTCCTTTCGATGAGTTCTACATGCGTGCTGCGGACGATAAGCGTAATGACGCAGACGTAAAGCAAGAGATGGTCGATAAGTACATTCGGGGTAAGTACAACGTCCTTATGTGGTTTGATGACCGTGATCGTGTTGTTCGTCGTCTGCGTAAGCTGGGCATTAAGGTGAGCCAAGTCGCTTACGGAGATTTCTAAATGAAACTACAACAGAATAAGCGTTGGTCTTATGACAAATTGACTGACGACGCAGGGAACGTGTGGAATGTGCATAAAGCCTCCAGTTGTGCTGGAGAGAATTGCGCAATCCACACTCCCTCTGATCATCCCCTCAAGGATGCTAAACTCGTAGTCCGTGCCGATTCATTCAAGCACGGACTTATTGAACGCTTCTGCCAGCATGGCATTGGACACAGCGATCCGGATAGTGTAGCCTATTTTGCGAAGCAAGGCTCACAAGGCATGGGTATCCATGGCTGTGACGGTTGTTGTAACGGTACCTACGAGGAGATACAGAGTGGCTGACGTATTGCACGGTGGAGAGGACCCTGAAGACTGGAAGCCTGAACAGGATAGTGTAGCTTCAGATCCTCTTACCGTTGAAGAGATTGACGATAAGTGGATTCAGTTCTATTCGGATAGAATTCACACTCAGATCGAAAACTTTTTGAGTCAGGACGAATAGATGAGACGTGGAGAGCTTTCTACTGAAACTCTTCCACGCGTTTATGTGGTATTCGAAGGACTTATTGGTCTGCTGCCTAGTACCAAAGATAAACTTGCTGAGCAATTGGCGAGAAAAAGAAAGAAATGGGAACAGGCAGCCGACTATTACCAATTGAATATCAAAACATCGCAAGGAATCCGGGATCTATATTGGCGACAGCGTTTCAGAGTAGACGTTGTAACTTTTATAGATCCCGCTTTTGTTTCAGCTATCAGAGATAAATTGGACAGTAGGAACCTGCTGTTCGGGGATGTACACTACTACGACACAGAGATGCTGCTAGCAGATCTGACCTATGACCCTGCTATCATC